CAAGATGAACACTTCGTTCATTTGGTTTTCCTGCCATGTACCAAGCATCAAGTTTGACTTCTGTGCAAAGATGATTTTGTTAGCAGTCATACCGGGACATACTGCGATTTCGTACATACCTACGAAACGCTTAGATACTTCAGGTCCACCTGTCAAGTACCAACCATTGCCATCAGCAATTTGAGCTTGCATGTAAGCTTCCCATGCAGCCTGTCCCATGTAAAGAATTGGCTTTTCAGCAGCACCTTTAACAGCAGTAGGAGCAGTGTTGATTACATCCCAAATGTTAGCAATGATGTTAGTTGAATCCAAAGTACCTGAACCTGCGTTCACAGCACCTGAACCACCGGCTGCAATCAAAGTTTCAAAGCCATCGTACTGACCAGCTGTTGCGTTAACACCTGACCACATGATAGTTTCGTTAGCAGCAGCGATACCACCTACCAAGCGGCCAATGATAGCATCTTGGATTTGGGTGTTTACACGGCCACTCATTACATCAGCAGTAGACCAATCTGTGAAGAAGTCCTTCTTACAGATCTGGCGTTGTACTTGGAACTCTTCCAAAGTCAAGATGCGCTCAGTCAAAGTGATTGTACCTGTTGGGGTAAAGTCACATGTACCTGCAGCGAATGTTACAGTGTCATCAATTTTACGTGCTACTGATTTGTAAGGCACGTTAGGCTTCATTGTTACGTACTGAGTTGATACGTTTGACAACAAAGCTTTAGCTACGATTTCACCAGCTAATTCACCTGCATAGGTGGTGGTGAGTGAAGTTGTTGTTGGCATAATTAAAAAAAATTTATGAGGTGAATTAATTTACTTTTTTAGCACGGATTTGTTCCATGAAGTCGCTGAATGAATTACCATTCGATGCAACTACCGGAGAATTGTTCTTTTTAAATTCTTGTGATTTTACAGATGGAACTGCAGGTGCCTTCTTAACTGAAGCAAGTTCAGCCTTTACAGCATCAGCATCTTTCTTAGCAGATTCTACCGCTGAAGCCAGTTCAGTCTTTTCAGCTTCAAGCACAGCGATACGCTCAGAGAGTGAACCAATAACAGCTACTAAATCTTCGCTGCTCATTTCAGTTGACTGCTCTTCTCTTTCAATTTCAGCAATGAGACCATCTTCGCCTACTACGACTTTGGTCACACCGTCCTCAAGCAGGTACTCACCTGCAGGCACAGGCACTGGATTACCTTCAGCATCCTGCGTGTAGATATCTACACCCACTACCCACTCATCAGCGGTAGAATAGATTTTGGTACCATCAGACAAAGTACCTTCTACTGCAAACTTTACCTCTGTGGCAGCTGCTTCAGTAGCGGTTTCTTCTTCGAATTTGATACCAACAGTTGAAGGATCAATGCCGTACTTATTGAAAACGGATTTGATTTGTTCTTTGATGTTTGACATGTTGGATATTTTGGTATTGTAGAAAAAACACTGTTTTGTTACATCCAACATTTTGCTTTATCTTAGCACTATAAATAATTACAGAAATTATGAGTACAACAAAGACACCTTACTCACACAAAGTGAGTGCAAGACTAACAGACAAACAGCTAAAGGCAGTACAAAGAGCAGCAAAGACTAACAAGATGACAGTTGCTGAATACATCCGCGCTTGCATCTTGTGATTGTTTATTGGATTAGGGTTAAAAAAAGAAGGGCCACGTTTGGCCCTTTCTTTTTAACACTTTATACCTAAATCTATTATAAATTAACCAAGTCAAAAATATCAAAACAAGGTTTCAATACCTGTCTCAAGACTAAGTTGTTTTCCACAATTCTCATTCTTACCACCGGCAGGAAGGAATTCCATATAAGCAATAACGCTTGCATCATGAGTTAAATCAGGATTGTACGTTAAAGTCTTAGTGGCTATGTTGTAAGTATTAGTACTACCTGCTTGCAAGTTGATAGTGCTATCACTGCCGGGTGTAAGTGGTATGTTTAAGGTACTACCATACACATTATCCGTAGTGGTTTGACCTGCTCCATTCATCAATCGGTACATGTACATATACCCATCATAGGTTTTACCAAATGAATTGATGAGCTTCTTGTAGTCAAAAGTATTTGCATCAATACCATTGATGTACACGGTGCTTTTCAATGTACTGCCAGTTGGCTTTTCAATATCCATAGCAATGGATGTGATGTGCGTTTCACTTTTTACAGGTACAATGTTATAAGTCACGCGGCTATTCCATATCACATCATCCATAGTCATGCCCGGTACAAGTGCTAAAAACTCACTACGCTTAAGTCTCTTCTTAGGTGTAATGGCATATTTGCTTGTCCACTTGATTACTGTCTTACCTGTTGCATCCTTACCCCACAAACGTGCACGATATCCAACACGCATAACAGGGTCTTTCATATCCGATGCTACACCATTGATTACCGTTTCATACGGCTCATAAGTTTGCTCAATAGTCGATGGCGTAAAATGCAATGCTTCGGCTACATAATACACGTTTTGACCTGCCAAACCCGATACACTTGGATGCACTACCCAGCGTGCATCTTTGTTTAGCGTATAACCTTTGGCTGTTTGACCAATGATGTTATAGCCCATGTGATAGATGCTGTTTGCAGCAAAGTTGAATGGGTAAAGACCAAATGCCACAGGTGCAGGTGTAACAAACTCAACCGTGTAGTATATCTTCATTGTGCCTGATGTGCTATCATAGTTCTCATACACAATGATGTTTCGGAAGGTACGCGATTGTACCTGCCCATTATACGGTTCCATTTCCTGTGGTAAGCCAAGCACCTCAAGTGCCTTGTCAATGTTTATCATATTAATTATTTAAGGGTTGCATTGCTAAGTATATGATCTAACTCCAGCACCAATTCCGCTTCATAATTTTTCACACCACTCATAGCCACACCTACTTCATTGAAAAAGCCTTCAATGCTGTATCCTTTTACCTTGCCAAGCTTTACATCTTCCCACACTGAATCTTCATCTACGTGTGTGCCTATAAACCATGTGCCATCAGGTAACTCAGGTAGTCCAAGTTGGATACTCTTATCCTGTTTGCCTTCCTTTAGCCATGATTCTACAACGGTCACACCCGTTACTGGTATCTCATGCTGCAAGTTGGTTGTGTGTTGCAAGTTCTTTTTAAAGAACTGATGTGCTATCTTTTGCACGGTTGACTTTTCAAAGAATACATAGTATGGTTCTCCCTTGTCATCATAGCGAAGTATCTCCTTATCCGGTATTAGTGCAGGACCATAAAGCATTCTACGCTCATCATCTATCTTTGATAGTTGCATTTTGCTTAATGCTATCCAGTTCTCTTCTATTGCGGGTGAATCAACAAGGCCCATGGCTGTAATGCCCAAACGACCTTCTTCATCAATTACACATTTTACGATTTTTCTTTTTTCCATGTTACAAAGTTATATATATTTGGCTATCCAATTTTCATCATAGTTTTGGTTTCGATAGGTAAGACTGCCCTCACGTGGGCAGTTCTTATTTTCAGCCTATCCTACTTAAGTCTTCTACTTTTTGTCTTACTTCCTGTTGACTTGCCACATCACCCGCAAGCACATATGCACGTGGTGTTACCTGTTCAGGTCTATCCGCTATGTTCAACCCTGCAAGTGGATTGAATTGTGCAACTGCACCACCTCCAGTATCAGGTGTAGAAGGCACCGATGTAGAAGGCGGTGAATCAGAACCACCCGTACCACCGAATTGTGAGTTTTTAATCTTGATGATTTGTGCAAGACCTAATGCCGCTGCAATACCTGCCTCTACAAACTGCGCACCCGTTGCAAGTTTTATAGGATTACCACCTGCTGTTAATGCTCCTGTAACTGCCGAAGCCGTTTGCACCGTTGCAGCACCTATTGCAAGTGCCTTATCTGTTTTGAATTTCTTCTTTGCATCACGTTCGCCATTCTTTGTAGATGCATCACTGAATGCTTGCAGCACTTGAATAGCATTTGCTGCCAAATCAAGACCTTTTTTAAATCCTTCCTGTCTTGTTGCTACCTTTTTAGCTTCTTCGTTTTCGGTAGTTTGCACACCATCAGCTGCACTCTTTTGTTGAATAGCCAGTATTTCAGCAGCTAATTGCTTTTGAAGTTCAACCGTACTTATACCCGCAGCATCTGCAGCAGCAAATAACTTTTCATATTTCTGAGTAACCGCAAGTTCTTCCTTTTCGGTATCCGTTAATGTACTTTCAAATTGCTGGTCTTGAAGTTGACTGAGTAAATCATAGTATTGTTCGGTTGCCTTTCTTCTATCTTCAAGTGCTTTTATTTGTGCATCAGTCTTTGCCTTTTCAGCTGCTTCAAATTCGGCTACGTTTTCAGCATATAATTGTTCAAGCAAATCACTGACTTCTTG